TATGATCCTACTGAAGTAGGAACTGATTGGGAAGTCGCTAAATAATAATTAATAACTAATAAATATCATGCCTCTAGAGCGGTCCAGCATTGGATTTAAAGATATTAGTTTGTCTTTAAAAAGGAATCCCATTACTAAAGACCTTTTGGTACTTAAGAATGAGTCTGCTATTGCACGTTCCGTTCAAAACCTTGTATTGACTATACAGGGGGAAAAAATATTTGATCCTGATCTTGGTTGTGCGGTTAACAGACTCCTTTTTGAGACAATTGACACCTTTACAGCAGATAACTTGAGAAGAGAGATTGAAACTGTAATAGAAAATTATGAACCACGAGTAGAAATAGATACAGTCTCTGTAGAACCTGATTTTAGGGGTAATGCAATGAATGTAACTGTCATCTATCTAATAGTTGGAATTGATGCACAACCGCAACAGTTAGAATTCGTGTTGCTTCCTACTAGGTAAATAATGGCGTTAGTAAATTTTTCAAATTTAGATTTTGACCAAATAAAAAGTCAAATTAAGAGTTATCTACGTACAAATAGTGACTTTACAGACTTTGACTTTGATGGATCTAACTTTTCGATCCTTTTAGACACCTTAGCATACAATACATACATCTCCTCTTATAATGCTAACATGTTAGCAAATGAGGTGTTCATTGATGCTGCGACTTTAAGAGAAAATGTCGTATCATTAGCAAGAAACGTTGGTTATATACCGAGATCACCTATATCAGCGAAGGCAAAGATATCATTTTTCGTCTCTACATCAACATTAGGGACTAATCCTATCTCATTAACTCTTAAAAAGGGTATTGTATGTACTAGTTCATCAAATTTTGGTACTCAATCCTTTACTTTCTCCATTCCAGAGGATGTAACGATCCCTGTATCTGGTGGAATTGCTACTTTTTCGGAAATTGATGTTTATGAAGGGATATACCTTACAGAAGCCTTTACCTATGACAGTTTAAATAAGGATCAGAGGTTCATTCTCAATAATAATGCTATAGATACCACCTTATTGAGAATAGACGTAAGAGAATCGAAGACAAGTTCCATTACTAGGAAGTATAAGTACGTTAATAACATCACTGAGGTTGATTCAACTCAAGATGTTTTCTTTTTGAATGAAATTCAAGACCAAAAATATGAATTATTCTTTGGTGATGGAGTTTTTGGACGTAAATTACAGGATGGTAACTACATTATTGCTTCTTATATCACTACATCAGCACAAGATGCTAATGGAGTGTCTGATTTTACCTTTGTGGGGCGATTATTTGACAATAATGGCAACAGTGTTAAGGTATCTTCCCCAATCATAACGGTTGATGAGGCATCAGGTGGTGGTACTGCCATTGAAAATATCTCTTCTATCAAGAAGTTTGCTCCTAGAGTCTATGCTTCCCAAAATAGAGCAGTAACTGCTACTGATTATGAGACAATTTTACCTCAAATCTTCCCAGAAACTGAGTCTGTATCTGTTTTTGGTGGTGAAGAGTTAAGTCCACCTCAATTTGGTAAGGTTTACATTACAGTTAAACCCAAAAATGGTACATATTTACCAAATAACATTAAAGATAACCTAAAAATTGCTCTGAAGAAGTATGCAGTTGCAGGAATTATCCCTGAATTCATTGATTTGAAGTATCTTTACATTGAATATGAGTCTGCTATCTATTATAATGCTAATACTGGTGACGCAGCAACACTTAAAAAGACAGTTGCTTCCAATATTGAGAAGTACAGTAACTCTACAGACTTAAATAAGTATGGTTCAAGGTTTAAATACAGTAAATTCCTTAAACTGATTGATGATTCTGGTAGTGCGATTACTTCTAACATTACAAATGTGCAAATGAGAAGAGATCTTAGGGTCTTAATGAATCAATTTGCAGAATATGAGGTATGTTTTGGTAATGAAATTCATATTAAGAATTCAACAGGATACAATATTAAGACTTCTGGTGTTGGTATTAGTGGTATAACAGGAACTGTTTACTTCACTGATATACCCGATGCAGGATTCTTAACAGGAACTATGGTTATGATTAGACTTGATGCTAAACAGCAACCTGTAGTTGTACGAAAAAATGTTGGTACTATTGATTACATAAAGGGTGAAGTGCTAATTAACGCAGTTAATATTATATCTACTGCTAAAAAAGTATCTGGTGATGAGATTATCGAATTCTCGGCCATACCAAAGTCCAATGACATCATTGGAAAACAAGATTTATACTTACAATTAAGTTCTGGATCTTCTTCATTAACTATGGTTTCCGATTCAATTGCTTCTGGAGCAGAACTCTCAGGATCGGGATATATAGTATCGTCTAGCTACCTAAACGGGGACTACGTAAGACTATAAAGATATGCATAATAGAGTAAAGGTCCGTCATTTAGTACAGGACCATCTTCCCAATTTTGTAAAAGATAATTTTCCTGAATTTCAGGGGTTTCTTAGGTCTTACTATGGATCGCTGGAGACTCCAGGTGGTCCTGCAGATATACTTAATAATATTGATCAATATGTAAGATTAGAAAATTTATCTGAATTAGTCTATACAACAAATACTACATCTAGTAGTGATCTGTTCTCTGAAACTATAGAAGTAGAGAATACACAAGGTTTTCCTGATAATAACGGTTTAATCCAGATTGACAGTGAGATTATCAGTTATGAATCAAAAACTCCTGTCTCCTTTGTTAATTGCTCAAGAGGATTTAGTGGAATAACCTCTTATAAGGGACAAGAAGACGACAGTCTTATTTTTAGTCAAACAGGGGTGTCTACACACGCCTCTAGCACGGTTGTTTATAATTTACATGCACTATTCCTATTTGAGTTCTATAAGAAGTTTAAGAGGCAATATACACCTGGTTTTGAAGAGGTTAAATTCTTTGATGGAGTAAATGAAAAGAATGTTGTATCTAGATTAAAAGATTTCTATTCTTCTAAAGGTTCAACATCATCTTTTGATATCCTTTTTAAGGTAATTTTTGGTGTTGATGTATCAATTGTCAAACCAAGAGATTTTTTACTACAAGCATCAGATGCAGATTATAGAATTGTTAGAGATTTAGTTGTTAAGCAATTACAAGGTGATCCAAACGACTTAGTAAATAGAACTCTTTTCCAAGATGAAACAGCTAACCTTGTAAAGGCAACTGGTTCTATTACTTCTGTAGAAGAGATAATTAAAGATGGAGAGTCATATTTTAGATTAAGTTTAGATTATAACCCTGATCTTGAACAGTTTAAATTCTCAGTACATCCTAAAACTAAAATTACTGCAGCAGTAGGTTTAAATCAGGTTTGGGTGGATGTTGATTCTACTATTAGTTTCCCTGATTCTGGCACTTTAAGTGTGGTTGTAAGTGGAGTTACTTATGAGATTCCATATACATCTAAGTCATCTACTCAGTTCTTTGGTTTAAACTCTCCAATTGATATACCTGTTGATACGATTGTTGAAACACCAGATTTTGCATATACTATTAATTCTGCTGGTGAAGAGATACGAGTTAAAATAAGTGGTGTTCTTGGTGAATTAAGTTTTGACAGGCAAGGATCTAACTACTACCAAGAAGGAGATCAAGTAGAAATAGTCTCTCTTGGTCATGATTCCGAAGATCAAATTCTTAAGAGTTGGATTTTAAATATTACACCAGAATATGATGTTGCTGGATTAGTAAAACTAACAAATAACATTAATGGTGCTGCTCAATATAGAGTAGAGACATTTGATTCTCATGTATTCACTTTAGGTGATATTGGTACACTAACTGCTAATGACGGCACTGTTTATGATGTTAGTGTTCTTGGTGTTGCGGATGATAAGAGTTTTGATGTCAACTTACCTGCTAATATTCCTCTTATAAATGTAAAATATATTATTAGACGAGGTATATCGAAAGTTGCTGCTGTCAATCTTCCTGAATTGGCAAATATGTCTGCAAATATGCAGAACATGTATATTGACGATAATAATAACACATATGCAGTATCACCTTCATTACCTGATTACTTTAATACCCCAATAGATCCAAAACCACTATCAATATTGTTTAGTGGACAGTTTAATGGAGATCAGTTAATAGTCGGATCAAATCCATTCTTTACTGGTGATCCTGTTTGGTATAGTGCTAATAATAATATTCCACTTAATATACCTGAAGGGCAGTATTTTATTAAAAAAATAAATGCAAGTACAATTAGTCTTGCTACTAGTAAATCGAATATTAGAAATGGTATTTTTATAAGTGTTTTTGGTACAGTAACAAATAATAAACTTGAGTTGCTTGATTTTAGAGGAAAATCTCTTAAAAGACAGGATATTGTTAGAAAATTTAGTAAACCAAAATTAGGTGGAGTACAAGTTGATACAGCACCTGGACAAACTGGTATGTTTGTTAATGGAGTTGAATTAACGAACTATAAATCTAGTGATTTAGTATATTATGGTCAAATTGACGAGGTTCAGGTTACTTCATCTGGTGATTCTAATTATGACGTAATTAATCCACCAGCATTACATATTGAAGATGGTATTGGAGCAGGAACTACTAATGTTGGTACAGGTGCTACTGGTGTATGTAATATTAATGGATCTTTAAAGAGAATTGATGTAATTGAAACTGGTTTTGATTACATTACAACTCCAAAGGTAACTATTACTGGTGGTCAAGGTGTTGGTGCAGAAGCGCAATGTAGTATATCTAATCTTACTCATAAAATTACTTTTAATGCAGGTCAAGAGTATATTGATGTAGATCTTGCTACTAATACAATTGGGTTTGCCACATACCACAAATTAAGACCTCAAGAGAAGGTTATATACAAATCTGGAGATCAATCAGTATTAGGTGGACTATCTAATCAAGCAATCTATTTTGCTAGTCTTGTAGATGAAAAATCAATTAAACTTCATACCAATATAGATGATGCTATTATTGGAATTAATACTGTAGGAATAACCACATATGGTTCTGGTCTACAAACTATAGAAGCATTTGAGAAGAAGAAGGTTATATCTTCTATTGAAGTTGTTAATGCTGGTTACGACTATAGGAATAAAACCCTTTATTTCCAACCATCTAAGGTAGACATATTTGATAACAAACTCAGCATTAAGGATCATAGTCTTAAAAATAGGGAACTTGTACAATTCATTAATGAAGGTGGTTCTTTCCCTGTTGGTGTTGCTTCAACTACACAATTTTTGGTCAGTGTAATAGACAAAGATAATATTAGACTTGCTGAGAGAAGAATTGTTAGTACTGGTGATAGTCTTGGTGATGATTACTATTATGTTAATAGTAGATTTGTTAATTTCCCAGATACTGGAACAGGAATTCACAAACTAATATACACTCCAATTGAAGTAAAGATTGAAGGACCAATCGGTGTTGGAACTTTTGCAGGACAAGATTTTAGAGCAAAAATTAATCCCGTATTCACTGGTGATATAGAATCTATCTCGTTAAGTTCTCATGGTGAAAATTATGGTGATGGCGAAATTCTTAACTATAATAGACAACCTGTAATTAGTTTAATAAATGGCGAAAGCGCACAAGTAAGTCCACTAGTATCATCTGAAGGTAAGATTATTGATATTATTATCAATAATTCAGGATCTGGATACAACTCTCCACCAGTTATTCAAATTACTGGTGATGGTAATGGTGCAATCTTAAATCCAATTATTGTTGAAGGTAAACTTGTTGATGTAAAAATTATTAATAGTGGATTTGGTTATAAAAACACTAATACAGATCTATTTGTTATATCAACTGGTAGTGGTGCTAAATTTACTGCTCAAATTAAATCTTGGACTATTAACCTAGTACAAAAGTTGATGTTAACAGGTGAAGTACCTCAAGATGATGGTGTATTGGCACTCTCACTTGATTCTAGTAACGAGATTGAATATACCCATGCATTTGCTCCTAGAGAACTTAGGAGAAAGGTTCTGGCAACTTCAATTGACGTTGATGGAAGTACAATCTTTAGAGCAGATATATTAAACGAAACTAATACTGACAAATATCATTCTCCTATTATAGGATGGGCATTTGACGGATTCCCAATCTATGGTCCTTATGGATATGCAGATAGAGAGGGTGGTGCGGTTAAGAGAATAGAAACCAGTTATGAATTAAGAGTTGATGTATCTGGTATCAGACCACCAAGTTATGGATCTGGTATGTTTATTGAAGATTATAAATTTGTTGGTAAAGGTGATTTAGATGAGTTCAATGGACGCTTCTGTAAGACCCCTGAATTCCCTAATGGTACATATGCATACTTCTTGACGGTTGACGCTTCTGCAGAGGTTGCAGGACCGTTTGCGGGGTATCTAAAACCAGTATTCCCATATGCTATAGGTCCTCAATTTAAAGGATTACCTCAAACTTATAATTTCAGTCAATTTGCTACTTTAAGATTTACTGATCTAAATGATGGTAATTATATACGATATACCAGTAAATATGGTATTAGAGGTAAAAACTCTAGGTATAAAGGATTCCTTCAACCCAATGTATTCAGTGAAGGATTTACTGAAGTTGTATCAGCATCTGCAGGATCAGTTGATTCACTTAATATTATTGCACCAGGTGATAAGTACAATATTTCCGATAATATCTTCTTTAATGATGAAGGAACCCAAGGTGGTGGTGCATATGCACGTATAGGACAAATCTTAGGATCAGAAGTAACTAATATTACGTATACTACTAAGAAATTGAATCATATACAATTTACCCCAACTTTAGGTAAAGGTAAATTTGTTGGATTTGGAACTGTTTCTCATGAATTTAATTCTGGCGATATTATAGATTTACAGAATTTAAATTTATTATCTACAGAATTATCTAAAAATTATACTGTTGGTGTCACTACTAACCAACTTGTTTTAACGACTAATGTTGGTACTGCCCAGTCTACAGGTATTACAACATATTTTAATATAGACGGTGATTTAACTTTCCCAACTACTGTCGTAAATGACTTTTATAGTATTAATTCTGAGATTGTTAAAATATTGAATATTGATAGTTCATCTAAGAGAATCAGAGTACAAAGAGATATTGCTGGTGTTTCAACCTTTATTTCTCATCTAAGTGGTGATATTTTAAATGAAGATCCAAGAAGATTTACTATTAATACTGGATTCCAAACTACAACCCAATATAAAATTGATAGAACACTTTATTTTGAGCCTGAAGAGGTAGCTGGAGTTATAAGTGAAAACTTAGTTCTTTATTCTGATCCTGTATCACCTTCTCTTGGTGGTGGTTTATGGACTAAAGCAACTGCAGGTAATGGAATAGGAACAGTAACATTCTATCATTCTAAGACTCCAGATGGTAATATCGCTGCTGCTAAAGTTGGAATTGCTACAACAACATCTGCTACTGATACTATCGTAATACAAAATGGCACATTTACACTTTCAGGTAATGTTCATACAGTATCTGCATTCTTAAAAGGTGATCAAGGTGGAGAAGAAGTATGGATGATTCTTCAAGATACTGCTGTAAATGTTTACTATCATCAAAAAGTAACTCTTACTAGAGACTGGAAGAGATTTAAGTTTACTGTAGCAACTAATGCTAATCCTCATAGAATGAAGTTTGGTGCTGATGGTGTTGCTGTAGGATCAGGAACTACTATTAGAGCAACTTTAAACAGTAGACCTATATTCTATGTTGCAGGTTTACAAGTTGAACAAAGTGAGTTTATGACTCCTTATATTGCAACTTATGATACTCAAGTTTTAGCATCTGCTAAAAAAGTAGGTAAGACATATTTACAGAATCCAGGTGCAGGTATTGATAAGATTACTCCGATTAAGGATTCTTTCTACATTCCTGGTCATGGATTAAAAACTGGTGAGAAGATTATATACAATGTTGGTGCTGGAAGTAGTGGTCCAAATGTAAGTACTTCAGGAACAAGTTATTACTTAACTGATAACACAACATTATATGCTGCAGTATATGACGAAAACTTTATTGGTATATCAACAAACCAAATTGGTATAGGAACCACAGGTAATTTTGTAGGTCTTGGAACTACTGCATCTATGGGGTTATTGAATATTGATACTCCAGGAACTGGAAGATTACATAGTTTTAAAACTGTTTATAAAAATATCATTACTGGAGATATTCTTAAGAAGACTGCTACTGTTAGTACTGGGACATCTCATTATTTAAGTGAGGGTGATTATGTTGATTTAACGGTTACTTCAGGTATCCAAACTACTGTTGTTGTTAAGTATGACGATGGTAATCGAAGATTATTAATTGATCCAAGAGGATTCCTTCAAACTGATGTTGATACTGATAATAATAAGTTTACTATTTTAAATCATGGATGGGCAACAGGTACTAAAATTCTTCATAACTCATCTACTCCTACTGGAGGAATTAATAATTCTCAAATATATTATGCAATTGTCATTGACCAAAATACAATTAAGTTATCTAACAATTACTACAAGCAGATAACATCTGATGAAGGAGTTGAAATTGTTGGTATATCTTCAGCATCATTTGGTACATTTAGTCCTATCAACCCAGAACTTAAAGTATATCGTAATAATACTATTGTCTTTGATTTATCAGATTCTTCATTATCAAATAGTGGATTATCTGCCTTTGACTTTAATATCTTTAAAGACTCTAACTTTACTGATCTATATTTCACTTCTGAAGCAAATGCTGGTATATCAACTATTGTTTTAGACTTCCATATACAAAAAAATGGCACTATTGGACAGCAAAATGCAAACTTAACTTTGATTATTGGTAAGAGTACTCCAAATAATCTCTATTATAATCTACAACCAATTAAGAGTTCTGGTGCTGCTGCTTCTAAGACTGAAATGCTTAGTGATACCTTCCAAATCACTAATCCAAACAGGTTATCTATAGTTAGTAGTAAATATGATGCAAAAACAACTGTTAGTGGTTTAACTACTAATACCTTTAACTATACTCTGTTTGATACTCCAGAAAGACCATCTTACAGTACAGGTGAAGCAAATATCATTTATCAAACAACATCTACTAGTGCTACTGGACCTGTTGGTACAATTGCACTAGATTCTGGTGGTTCTGGATATAAGAGTCTTCCATATGTCTCTAAAGTTGTTAGTGCTGCAGGAACAGGAGCACTATTCCTTCCAAGAAGTACATCTATTGGTAAACTTAATGAAGTAGTATTGACTGATATTGGATTTGACTATCCTGCAGACAATACATTGAGACCTGCCGCTTCACTACCAGCAACATATAAAATCGAACCTCTATCTAAGTTTGATCGTGTCAAAGTTCAAGATCCTGGCATTAATTACTTCTTAGCACCTGATATAGTTGTTATTGATGGATTTACTGGTCGTGTTAATACAGAAGCATTCTTAAGATACGACGTTGGTGATACTGAAGTAGAGATTGTTAGAAATACAACTGGTTTGTATAATGTTACTCCAGTCTTAATGCCAACTAATAATCCTAATGGTACAAGGATTGATAGTATTACTTTTGACTCTTCTACTTTAGATGTTACTGTCGCATTTGCTGTAACATTCTCAACTGCTGAGTCTTATCCATATAAAGTTGGTAATAGAATACTAATTGAAAATACTAATACTCTTAATTCAGTTGGTAGAGGATATAACTCTGCTGCTTATTCATATAATTTATTCACTCTTACTGAAGTAGATGCTAATGTTGGTGGTGACTTCCCAACAATCAAGTATAATTTGAATGGACTATTGAATGCTGGTGAACAACCTGGCGATTTTGATAGTTTTGAATCATTTGGAACTGTAACTCCAGAATCATATTTCCCAACATTTGAAGTATTCCTTGAGAAGGATTCGTTTGCAAAAGGTGAGTTCATTACTAACCAACTCGATAATAGTGGTGTAGTTCAAGAGTATGATAATAAAAACGAGTTCTTAAAAGTAAGATCTGCAGATCAATTTAATAAGGGTGATGTAATTATTGGTCAATCTACCCAAAACCAAGGATTGATATCTTCTGTTGATGGAATTAAGGGCACATATTCAATTAATTCTAATAGTATTACTAAGAAAGGATTCTTAAAAGATACTGGTAAGTTAAATAGATTCTTCCAAAGAATGCATGATAATGATTATTATCAGTACTTCTCATATGCAGTAAGATCTCCTATATCATTTGAAAAATGGAATGCTTATGTGAGCAATCTTAACCATACTAGTGGGTATAAGAAGTTTGGTGAGTTATTAGCAGATTCATATGACCCATCTATTGTTGGAATGGGTACAGCACAAGATTTAAATGCATTTATTGCAGTATCTGACTTAACTAGTGTCGTTGACCTTAACATGGTTAAAGACTTTGATACTGCAAGAGAAAAGGCAATTACTGTAAACAATAAATTGGTATCTAATGAGATTCTCTTTGGATTACCATTCTTGGCAAAATATCAAGAATTTATTGGTAATAGAGTTCTTCCTATTGACGATTTTAGTGCCCAGTTTAATGGCGTACAAAGGAATTTTGGTTTATTCTGTGCTGGCGATCCAATCTTTGAACAAACATTTGATGGTAGTAGTGATGCTATTGTAGATGTTAACGAACAGTCAATTAATCTTGTCAATCATTACTTTGTATCTGGTGAAGAAATTGAATATATTCCACCTAATAATGACTTTGCAAATGCCATTGTAATTGATTCTACAGACTTTGGACCAGGAATTGGAACTACTACAAAACTTCCAGGATCATTCCATGTAATTAAACTTGATAATCAGAAGGTACAGGTTGCAGTATCTGCTACTGATTCACTTAGGTTTAATCCTGTATTTGTTGGTATTAGTAGTGTTGGTATTGGAAGTACTCACATCTTTAGAGGAAAAGATCCAAATAACAGATTGCTATTAACAGTTAATGGTACAATTCAATCACCTGTAGTATCTACTGCTAATACTTTTGCTAATGATTCAACTAGTATTGGTATTGGAACTACAGTATTTGGTATAACTGGTATATCATCAATCTTTAGTGGTGATATAGTTCAGATTGACCAAGAAACCATGTTGGTTGCTGGTATTGATAAAACTAACAATTTATTGACTGTAAGAAGAGCATGGATGGGTACTACTGCAGCAACTCATGCTGGATTGTCAACAATTACAAAGTTAGTTGGTAACTTTAGTATTGTAGAGAATGATATTCATTTTACTGAAGCAGCATGGGGTGATCAACCGATTGGTTTTGGTACAACTGCTACAGATAGCAATGAGATTGATTATACTGGACTTACAACTAGTAGTAGATTTAGTGGAAGAGTATTTTTAAGATCTGCAATTAATGAAGCATTCACAACTAGTTTTGTTAAAGCATATGATAATAACTTTGTATTTGATGATCTATCAAGTCAGTTTAATGGAATAACAACTTCCTTTATATTAAAGTATAAGAGTAGTGACATTGATACTATTACTGCAGGTAATTCAATTATTCTTATAAATGATATCTTCCAAGGTCCACAAAGACTTGGTAATGAAGTAACTACCATACAAGGGGATTATAAGATTGAACAACATAATAGCAACACACAGACGCTTCTAGGGTTCAATGGTACGATATCTGATTATAGTTCCAATAAAGATATTAATGTTAATGATGTCCCACGAGGTGGAATTATAGTTAGTGTTGGATCAACAGAAGGATATGGATTCCAACCATTAGTTGCTGCAGGTGGTACTGCTGTTGTATCAAGTGCTGGTACTATTACCTCAGTTGCTATTGGTCTTACTGGATCTGGATATAGATCTGGATTGCAAACAGTTGGTGTTGCCATTCAAACTAGAAGTGTAGGGATAGCAAGTTATACTTATGTTGGTAATGCAACTGTAACAGGTGGACATGTTACTGATATAGTTGTAGATAGAGTTGCAAGGTTCTATAAACCAAGAAATATTATTAATGTTGGTTATAGTTCTATTACTGGAATAACCACTGTACAAACAACCCAAAAGCATGGATTAAACCTTGGTGATGAGGTTACTATTGTTGGTGCAGCATTTACTTGTGATTACTATCCACCTGTTGATCTCACCAATGCAATATACAATAATACCACTGGTATTATGACAGTATCTGTTGCATCTACTTCTATAGCAATCAGTAACTTCGTTTATACAAATACTACTGGTATTGCAACTATTACTACTGCGTTACCTCATAATATTGTTAAGCAAACTGCAATTGGTAGAACATTTGCTTTATCAGGTATTGCAATGACCTGTGTTGGATATGGTCAAACGTTTGCAGTACACAGTGCTCTATACGATCAAACAACAGGTATTGCTACAATCTTTACTGTTGGTAATCATGGTTTGACTGCTACTGAGGATGTTAAATTAAGACAATTAAACTTTACATGTCCACTTGGTGGTGCTGAAGGATATGGGCAACAATTTGGTATTAATGGATTTACATATGATAATTTAACTGGTTTATGTACTGTAACTACTGCAACATCTATTGCAGGTGTTATTGGAGTTGGTAGTGAAGTTAGATTAGACAATATTGGTCTTAACTGTGCATTTGGTAACTCAATATATCCAGATGGAACTCAGGGATATACATTTACAGCACTTTCTGTTCCTACATCAAATCAATTTACATTTAATGCAGGTGTTTCGACATTACCACATACCTATGTGTCTGGTGGTACAGTTAATGCTGGTATTACTACATCTGTCTTCCCAGATGGATCACAAGGATATTCATTTAAGACAATTGGTGTAGCAGCAACTTCATTCACTACTAATGTTGGTGTAACAAGTATAAGACATACATGGAATAACGGTGGTGTTGTTCAAGTTGGTATTACTACTAGCATATTCCCAGGCAATGCTCAGAATTCACCAACTGGAGATACCTTTGCTTGCATAGATGCTCCAAATATGTACACTCTTACATTCCAAGCAGGAATCTCTACAATTCCTCATTCTTATGTAAGTGGTGGTGAAGTAATTTTTGGTCATAAACTTAAAGTTGGTACTGATATAGCATTAACTGGATTAGGAATGACTTGTGGTATGAGTACTGAAGTTCATACCTATCCTAGAAATAGAGATACAATTACAGATACTTCTGTTGCAATTATTGCGGATGGAACTGACCATACAGTAAGTAACGCAGCATATAACCCAACAACGGGTATTATGACGTTGACTATCAATAATCATGGATTCCATGTTGGAGATAAAGTTAAACTTGCTGAAAAATCATTAACGTTTACATGTGCTAAAAACAATCATGCTTCAACACATTCTTATCCTAGAAAGAATGATCCAATTTATGGTCAGTGGGTAGGAATTGCTAATACAACTGTCAATACCCTTAAGATACAGGTACTAGAGACTATTCCATCTACTAATGTAGATGATCATACATTTGTATCTGCAAGTAACAATGGTCTTACACATAATAACGGTACAATTACATTAGACGTAGGTCCTTCTGGTCCTAAGCATCAGTTTACGCATACATTTGATGGTACAGATACGTTTACACCTACTGGAGTGGCATATAACCCCACTACAGGTGTAATGACACTTACTATCGCTAATCATCCATTCAGAGACGGGGATTATGTTGGAATTGCTCAAAGTGCAATAACATTTACTTGTGCTCAAGATAGTCATGGTTCAAATCATGCATATCCAAGAGCAACTGATCCAATTAATAATAAGTGGATTGCTGCAACTAATATCACTACAGATACTTTTGATGTTCAAGTTTTAGATACTATTCCATCTACAAACGTGGGTGTTCATACATTTGTATCTGCTACTACTGGTGGAATAAGCAGATCTGTTCTTCGTACTGGTGGTGTTTATAATCATCTATTCGTTAGTGCTGAAAGAGACTCTATTAGTGTTGGTGGAACAAATACCAAGTATACCCCAACTAATGTAGCGTATGCTGCTACTGACGGTTCTCTTGTACTAACAATTCCAAATCATAACTTATCTGGTGCAGCAACTACTACTGCAACAGGAGCAGCGTATGATGGTAATACAGGTATTTTAACTTGCACAGTATCTGGTGGACACAATATATCTAATGGACAATGGATCAAGTTTGCTGACGAATCTTTAACATTCAAGTGTGGATTAGATAGTTTTAATTCAGAGCACAAATATCCAAGAGCAGCAGACCCTGCAGGAACTAATTGGTTACAGGCAAATGTAACTTCAATAACAACTTTTGAAGTTCAAGTATTAGAATCTATTCCTTCTACAAATACTTCAGTTCATGCATTCTTTGCTGCAGCAGCAAATGGTATTAAGATAGCACAAAATACAATTGGAATTGCAACAGAATCTATTAAGTTGTCTTGTGATATGGACAAACATGGTAGTGAGCATGTATATCCACGTAGAACTGATCCAATTTACAGAAAGACTATTGGTGTTGCATCAACAACTTCTGATACTATTACTGTTGATGTTGGTATATCAACTATTATTCCTTATGGTGTATCTACTGCAACATATGACCCCGCAACTGGTAACTTAGTATTGGGTATAGGTACACATCATCTAAGCAAAGGAACTAGTGTTAAAGTTGCTACTAATTCTTTAGTATTCACATGTTCTCAAGATAGTAATGTTACTAAACATCGTTATCCAAGAGCAGGTGACCCAACCTATGCAGGAACTAAAGTATCAAGAATCAATTCAAATACAGAGTTTGAAATTAATGTTGGTGTTGCTAATGTACCAACTTTTTACAAGTCTGGTGGTAAACTTGAAGAGATTATTCTTGCACCTAGAGCAGTTAATAACAGTCCATCTAGTCAGGACGTTGCATTTGATGGAACTGCGGTAACTAATATTCTTAATGAGTATACCTTTGAGTGTGATTCTGGAATCTCTCCTTATCCACACTTCTATAAGAGAGCAGGTGAAGTTACTCAAGATATAAAAGTTAGAGTTGATTCCCCCCTTGGTTATGAAGATATCCCATTAATTTACTCTGAAGACAATGCAGCAACTGGACTAGGAACTGGTGCATCTGTTGATATTGAAGTTGGCAATTCAAGTAGTGTTATTAATTTTGAAATTAATAGATTTGGATATGCATATGGTTCAGATGATATTCTAACTGTTGCTATTGGTGGTACTGTTGGAATCCCAACATTTACTGGATCTGCATATTATAATGAATTCCAGTTAACTGTTGATGAGACTTATGCATCTAAGTTCTCTGGTTGGAACGTTGGTGACTTCTTAGTTCTTGACGACATTACTCCATTCTTTAATGGAACTAGAAGATTATTCCCATTAGCAGTTAATGGCGATAGAATATCATTCTTTGCAAGAGCAAATGCAGGTATTAATTTACAATCTAACCTATTAGTATTTGTTAATGATATATTACAGACTCCTGGTGAAGGTTATACCTTTACTGGAGGTAGTACTCTTAGATTCTCAGAAGCACCAAAAGGTGGCGTAACAGGATTTACTACAACTGGAGATACTTGCAAAGTCTTAATGTACACTGGTACGCAAAGTATTGATGTTAGAGAAGTTGATGTATTACCTACACTTAAAGTCGGTGATGATGTTCAACTTTACAGTGATGTTGATGTTACCTTTAATCAAGATGAACGTCTTGTTATGGATGTTAAGTCAGCAGACACTATTACGACTAATAATTATGCAGGTCAAGGTGTTACAGCAGATGAATTATTAGGAAGACCAATTTCTTGGTTTAAACAAGATGTTGATAAAATTATTGATACTAATGAAGTTGGTAAAGATAGAGTTTACTACGAACCAGTAATTAACCCACAAACTAACATTCTTGAGACTGTTGGTGTTAATTCTACTTCTGTATTTGTATACTCTTTGAGATCTCTATTTGATGATCCTAAAGAGGCGATGTTAGCTGCAGATAGAGAGAAGATTGAACTTATTACTCAAGAAAATCTTGAATATGCAACCGCAACAACTACCATCTCTAATGGTGCTGTTAGTGCTATTACTGTTACTAATCCTGGTTTAGGATACACTGCTGCTCCAGTAGTTACTGTTCAAAAACCATTTGATGTCGTAGGAGTTGCAACTGCTGCTACTGCTACTGCAACTATTGGAGCAGGTGGAACTGTTACTGGTATTTCTGTTGGTATGGGTGGAACTGGTTACATATTTGGACCGTTAACTTCTCTTAGTATTGCTCAGAATGGTATTGGATTCCCATTCTTAGATGGTTCAACCAATGTAATGTTGGGTGCTAAATTAAATAGTGTAACTGGATCTGGTAGAGGTGCATCTGTTAATATTGATATTAGCACTTTAAACTATGAAGTATCTTCAGTGTCAATTGTTGAAGGTGGAACTGGTTATCAACCAGGTGATACATTATCTGTTGATGTATATGATAACGTTGGATTAGGAACTACTAATAGAAGATGGGCACTTACAACTCCAATTAAATTTACTGTTGGTGCTATTAGTGGACCTGAAGTTTTGATTGCTCCACCAACAAGAAAAATTGAAGATGTACCAAAATCAACTATTGAAGGTGATTATGGAATAATTGTTGGTATTGGTACAACTACCATTGTAGGTGTTGCATCAACTGGAATTACCTTTGACTTCTATATACCTCAGGATTCTAAATTAAAATCTGGATTCTCCTTAGTACAAAGTGGAATTCAAACTGGATATTTATTCAATGTTACAGGAACAGGTGTCAACGGTCCTTTAACAACACTAAGAGCAGATAATTCTATTCTTGGAATTGGTACTACTTGTATGGATGCAACTTTTGAAGTTGCTCACTACTCTCATAATACTAGGTTCATTCCACCCGAAATAAGTGGAACTTCTGTTGGTATTGCAACTACGGTTACAACTGTTGTTGCTAAGATTGCTAACTTTACAAATGTAGTTGGATACGGTACAACTGCAAGTTATGGTGATTATACTTGGGGTAAAGTTAATCTAACTATCAGAGTAGGAACAAAACAAACATTTGAAGCAGTTAATGGAACCAGTCAGTCTGGTATTGGATCTAACCCAGTTATACGAAGAAAAAATCCACTTCGCTATAAGGGTTATATTATTTCATAATAAATAAAACATAGCAAATCTTAAATTCTAAAAATGGCTGCGATTATAACTGATCAGTTGAGAATTAAGAATGCGAGAACGTTTATAGATAAGATTCGTTCCTCGACAGATTCTTACTATACCTTCATAGGTCTTCCAAATGCTGTAGAAAACAAATCCGACTGGGATAGTAGTCCTCCTGCTCCTAGGGATTGTTTTGATGACGAAAACTTCTATTGGGACACTATGATCGCAATGAAGAAGATTTCTGCTGATGACATTAGACCTGTTGTTCGCAAATTAGGTTGGGCATCTGCAACAATTTATGACATGTATAGGCATGACATAAACAGGAATAATTTATCAGATTCCTCAAATAAGACTAGTTTATATTCTTCTAACTTTTATGTTGTAAATAGTGAATTTAGAGTTTATATTTGTTTGCATAATGGTATTGATCCAGAAAACCCAAATGGTAAACCATCTCTAGATGAACCAAAATTCACTGATTTAGAACCTCGTGTTGCTGGTACTTCTGGTGATGGATACATCTGGAAGTATCTTTATACTATTAGTCCTAGTGATATTATTAAATTTGACTCTCTTAACTTTATTCCTCTTCCTGTAGATTGGGAGACAAATAGTGATTTTACACCTACTAGAAATAACGCTAAAACTAGTGGTCAAATAAAGGTTGCTACTATTGCTAATAGGGGATATCTTGTTGGTCCTGCCAACACGACATATACAAGGGTTCCAATTAAAGGTGATGGATATGGTGCTGAGTGTACCATTGTTATAAACAACGACTCTAAAGTAGAATCAATTACTATCTCAAATGGTGGTAGTGATTATACTTATGGATCAGTCGATTTAGTTGCAGGTAATGTTCCTGTTGGTAATACTACACCAATCTTTAATATTATTATTCCTCCAGCAGGAGGTCATGGATATGACGTTTATAGGGAATTAGGTGCATCAAACGTACTAATCTTCTCTAGAATTGAAAATGACGATTCAAACCCAGACTTTGTTACAGGAACAAAGGTTGCTAGAATTGGAATTGTTGAAAATCCACAGGCATTTGAATCTACTTCAGTAATTTCAGATGATAGAGCAAGTGCTGTTAATGGAATAATTTTAAAAGGATTATCTCCAAATGATGATGATTATAAAACTACAACTTTTGAATCAAATTCATATATTACTCAGCAAGTTGGAACTGGACAAACTGCTGTAGGAAGAGTTGTATCTTATGATAAAACTACAGGTGTTCTCAGATATTGGCAGGATAGATCTTTAGTTGGATTTAATACTGACGGTACACAAAAGACATCTCCTACATATGGATATGGACTAAACGATTTTACAGGAACTACTGCTACTGGTGGTAACTTAAAAATTGTAGGTGGTACAAAAGACTTATATATAGACAACGGATTCGGATCAATCAGTAATCCTGGTATAAGTACCGTCATAAATAATAAAACATACTACTTGGGTCAAACCTTTATTAAAGGTGTAGCGAACCCAGAGGTTGAAAAGTACAGTGGTACTATCCTCTATGTTGATAATAGACCTTCTATTACTAGGTCCGCCAATCAACGAGAAGACATTAAAGTCATTTTGCAATTCTAAGGGAATCATTTAAAAGATATGGCACAAGAAACTAATCTCAATGTATCACCTTATTTTGACGATTTTGATGCAGAGAAGAATTTCCATAAAGTATTATTCAAGCCAGGATTGCCAATTCAGGCTAGAGAATTAACAACATTACAGTCAATTCTTCAAAATCAGGTAGAGCAAGTAGGAACTCACCTGTTTAAGGAAGGGTCTTGTGTTATTCCAGGTCAAATAAACTATAATAACAACTTATTTGCAGTTGAAGTTGAAGAGAGTTTTTTAGGTACAAACGTATTAGACTATGCTGAGAATTTAACAAATGAAATAATTAGTGGATCTAATTCTGGCGTAAAAGCAAAGATTATAGATTTTATGGAGCCAGAATTCTCCACAAGAGGATATGTTACTTTATTCCTAAGTTATCTTGGATCTGGTATTAATGATAAAGATGTTTTTGATGATAATGAGACTTTACTACTTAAAGAAAATGTAGTAGCTGGAGTAGCACAGATAACCTTACAAGCAGGACAAGGTTGTGCTAAAACTGCTCCTACTAATTCTACGTCAGTTGGATCTGCAGTATTCATATCTGAAGGTGTATATTTTATAAGAGGACAGTTTGTAAGAGTCGAAGACGAGACGTTGATTCTTGATCCTCATGATGCTGATCCAACATTTAGAGTTGGTCTGGAGATTACAGAAGAGATAGTTACTTCAAGTAAAGATCAGTCTTTAACTGATAATGCTAAAGGATTTAATAACTTTGCTGCTCCTGGTGCAGATAGATTAAAGCTTAGTGTAAAATTAGGTAAGAGATCTCTAGATTCTGACAAGAATGAGAACTTTGTTGAGTTGATGGTTATAAATGGGGGTTCAGTATCTCATATTGATGATAAGATCAAGTATAATGAACTTGGAAATGAATTAGCAAGAAGAACATATAGTCATGCTGGTGATTTTTATGTAAAACCTTTTACAATCTCTGCAAAAGAGTCATTAAATGATAACAAAGGTAATAATGGTGTATTTGGTATAAATCAATTAACTTATGGTAATAGTACACCAAGTCCAGATTTAGGTACATATAAGATATCTCCAGGTAAAGCATTTATTAAAGGATTTGAAGTTCCTGTAAGAAATGTTGTATATCTAGATTTTGAAAAGACAAGAGTCAAAAAGGTATTAAAAAATCAAGCAGTAAACTACTATACAGGGCCAACTCTAACTGTTAATAGAGCGTATGGTTGCCCTAGAATAGGATTTACAACAACTTCTAGTATTAGTCTTAGAGACTCTAGAATTGGTGCTAATGCTCATGTTGCATCAGGTAAAGAGATTGGTGTTGCGAGAGTATATGATTATGCATTAGAGTCTGGATCATATTCTTCAGCACTTCCAGCAACTAATGAGTTTGATGTAACACTTTACGATATACAACCATATACTGAGATAACAGTAAACCAAGCAGTAACTTTAACTGTACCTACTTTTATTAAAGGTAAGTCCAGTGGTTCAACAGCACACCTAAGGTTTGGAACTACTACTGGAATTATAACTGCTTATAACTCAAGTGGATCATTTTCACCAGGTGAAAAATTAATCTTTAACGGTGTAGACGATAACAGAATTGCCACAGCAATAACAGCACATTCTATAGGTGCAGTTGAGTCTATTCATAGTGCAGTTGGTGTAGGTACATTTAATGCTGATGTTAAACAATTTACAAAGATCGCTTTTGGTAATGTAAATATCACTCCAAAATCTGGAACAGCACCTGGAATATCAACAGTTACAATTACTGGTGGTGGATTTAGAAATAGGGTAAAAGCAGGTGATTTAGTATCATTTACCAATCCCCTATTGGGCAATACATCAGTTAAGACAATTGCTACAGTTTCTAGTTATGTTGATGATAGTAATATTATTATTGCAGGTGTAACTACAGTTGCAGGTGTTTGTGACGGTGGTCTTCCTTCTTCAGCAGCTCAACCAGTTGACTTTGAATGGATAGGATCTAAATTCCAATCATCCACAGACAATAGTCTTTATACACCACTACCTAAATCATGGGTTGCTGATGTTGATTTAACAGAGTCTAATATAACAATTAGAAAGGAATATGATGTAACTATTACTGCTAATGCTACTAATACTATACAGGCAGGGCAGAATGAGACATTCTTAGCATATGATGAAGAAAGATATGTTTTAACTAATGATGCAGGTGTTACTGAAGAATTAACACCAGATAAATTACGTTTTACAAATGGTGGTAGAGAATTAAGAATATTTGGATTATCTGCTACTGCAGGATCTGCAAGATTAGTTGCTACTCTTAATAAAATCAATATTAAGAATAAAGTTAAAAATAGAATAAGAACCAACTCAATTATTGTTAATAAGTCCAAATTAGTAACTTCTGGTGTTGGTACAACCTCATTAAATGATGGATTAAGTTATGGTAATTATGGTTATGGATTAAGGGTTCAGGATACTGATATTTGTCTTGGAGAACCAGATGTAACTAAAGTTTATGGTGTATTTGAGTCTGGTGGTACTGCAGATCCATTAATCCCATCTGTTACTGTATTCAACATGAATGGTCCAACAGGACGTGTTGATGACTTAATTTCTGGTGAGGAATTTGTTGGTAAAACAACAGGTGCAATAGGTCTCTATATTGAGCGAATTAACAGTGCCAAAGCAGCATTTGTATACTTAAGTGATTTAAGATTTGAATTAAATGAGCAAATTGAATTTGTTGAGAGTGGTATAGTCGCTACTATTAATGATTTTGATCCTGGTGACAATAATATTATGGAGAGATTTAGTTTAGATAGTGGACAAAGAGAAACTATTTGTGACTATGCTCGTCTTATTAGAAAACCTAATTCTAAAGATCCTAGGAAAAAATTAAGAGTTATTTTTGAATCTGCAGAATATGCATCTACTGATGATGGTGATATAACGACTGTTTCATCATATGATCAAATTGATTATTGTGTATTGCCTGATGTCAGAGAAGGTACACGATTAAGTGATATTATTGATATTAGACCAAGAGTAACTAATTTTGATTTAAATTCAACTGCGGTA